ATGCTGTTCTGCACGCAACGTCCTTCCGCGCCAGACATTGATGACGTTCTGGTCTTCAATATGTTCCTCGTGTAACCGGCGCAGTTCGGCTGCGACCTCTGTCGCATCTGGGCCGCGCTCGTCCCAATAATGCAGCATTTGATCAGCCAGCCGCAGGGCTTTGGGTTTTTCATTCATAATGAGAAATGATAAATTTTAGACAATCAATAGCTTTAATGGAAGATACTACGTCTTCAGGATGCAGAGTATCGCCTTTATGATGTTCAACCAATTCATTCTCAAGAAATTTAAGATATTGTTTGAGATTTAGAACTGTAATCCTATCGGCAGTTTCTTGATCAATTTCAAACTTGGTTCCCATTTGAATTCCCCTTTTCTTTATCAATCGTGCTCATGTTCTTCGATTTCAAACCCATCCTCTGTTGCAATCACTTTACAATGATCACCGAAAGTTTGAAGCATAATTTCACTCATATAGTCGCTTTGAATCAGAGAAGCGAAATTGATGATCGATCCCTTGTTAATGTCAAGACCACTCATAAAATCAAATCCTCGCCCAAGATCATATGTAGAAAAGGACCAAACACCATCATCTTCACCTTCGTATCCACCGTAAAAAGTGACGTTATCAATCTCTTCTCCGGTGGCATTAGAGAAGTGTGGTTCGTGTACTGAAAAGATGCATTCTTCACCGTCATTAAAATATGGAGTGTATTGTCCCCATACAACACATTTGATAGAGGGATTTGCTTTGAAAAATTCGGCAGTATATTCCTTAAAAGCAGATTTCATCTTTTCGGTAAATTTTTGCTTTTGTTCGGCAAATTCATTTTGCAGATCATCAATTTTTTGAATGATAGTTTCGTCCATGATATTTTTAATCCTCAAGTTTAATAGATTTACGGGTTACTTTCTTTTTTTCAGTCCCAGACATCCAAGGCTGAATTGTCATGTTATTAAGATATTTCTCCACAGTAGGAATAAACCCCAGATCTTGAATGATATGGTCTTCAGCGATATCTCTTGGAGAGTAAACTTTACCTTCGGAATTAGTTCGCGTTCGACCAAAGACTTTCTCAACAATAAAACAACCAAATGCAGAATGAAGAAGAGTTCGGTGCCTTACATCTGCTACTGCTTGCTTTGAAGAATCGATAAAGTCATCAATATCCGCATAGTCGTCGGGTGTTCCACCGTACTTCTTTGCGTGAATCCTACTGTGGAGAAATGGTTTCATTATTTCGACATCATGAGAGCATTGAAGTTAGCGGGAACGACGATAGTTTGAACCTTACCGTTCTTGATACCTTCAGAGATGTTAAGTGCTGCTTGAGCTTGCATGAAGGCAATCGAACTTGCGCTATTGTTCGCAAGAGCGGCCATACGACGAGCTTCAGCTTCGGCAGTTTTAACTTCAATCTCTTTCTGCTTCAGCTCATTTTTAGCACGAACAAGCTCATTTGCGCTAGCAACAACCGAATCAGCCGGAACAACGTTTCGAATCAGAACTTGGCTAATTGTAATCGAACCGTCAAGTTTCTCTTCTGCAAGATTTCGAGTGATTTCTTCTTTTACGAAATTCTCCATATCAGAACGATTATCTGCCATGTCAAGTGCGTCGTATTTTCGAGCGGCTTTATACAGAGCATTTCGAGTATTTTGAACGACGTAATTATACATCAGATAAATGTCACCTTTAGTTTCAGCGTGAAAGGCTCGATTTTTCGTGCTGTAAAGCTCGGCGACTTGATCGGGATTCAGATTATAAACAACTGTAACATCAAGATCCTTCATTGTAGAATTATCTTTTGCAACAGGAGTCATGTTTTCGATCTGAACATTGACATCTTTAACAGGGAAAGACAGAACGCTTCCGATAAAGCTTTGATTAAAGCTTCCCGGTTTAAGTTCGCCCGGTTTGATTTGTTTATCCCATCCAACACGAACACCGACCTCGCCAGTTTCGATACGAGTGAAGCCAAGAGATACCACACTAGCAATAAATGCAATAGTCGCGATTGCAGCAGTTGCGTAAAAGATTTTATTGAAAGGATTGGGTTTAGTGACAGTTTTATTGAACATATTTTAGCTCCATTTTTAAGTTGAGAATATCAAGTTTTGAAAAAAATCACATATTACTACATTTAACGTCTCCTAAAATATTTCAGTAAAGAAATAGGTAACGATCAATCCAACCAAAATGATAAAGAATGAAAGTAGTGCCACTTTAAGGATTTTCATCATTTGATCTTTTTTATCGTAAAGATGATGAAATCCAAAGTAAACAATTCCAACCACCCAACAAATTAGGCAAAAAAACACAATAGCTTTAATCATTTAATCTCCCTGAAGAAGTAGACTAGATTCTAACCCTCTCAGAATCAAAAGTCAAGAGTGTTGCTTAAAAACAACATTCAACGAGATCGAATGCACTCATAGATAATAGGAGGAATTTCCAATCTTTTAGCTGCATTTTCACATTTCATTTTAGCTGAAACTTTATCAGAAGAAGTTGAGTGAAATTCTCCGATAGGTTTCCATTCATATCTGACTTCTGCGGCTGAAATGAAAATAGCAGTCCAAACGTAAAGAATATATGAAGTAATTTCAACCATCTGAAGCAGAACTCTTTTTGTGATCTTTCCACATAGCGATACATTCTTCCATCTCACCAATCTGTTTGAGTCTAATGTCGTCCATGATGTTGAATCCTATAAATTCATTTTCTAGATTTCGCTTAGTCATTTCCCAAAGCTTTTCTTTATGTTTGGTGAGAACATCAACGACAGCATCATAATCTTCTTCTTCGTCAGTCATCTTGGATCTCTTTTTCCATCACTTTTGATGTCAGTATATTGTGGATTGGTTCTATTACGAATAAAGCTAATGGCAAAATCCCAACCCTCTTGAAATGTTTGCCAGTGGTCTTCGATTTCTGGTTCTTGATACTCTCCACGATGATTTAATTCCAAATTCTTAATCCTAAAGTTATCCAGAACCATCGATTCAAAATTTTCTCGCTTGATCATTTCAACACCATCCATTGTCATTCTCCTACATTAAACATTTTATATTCAAATTTATAGAGAAGTTGTCCTGCTTTATTGAAATCATGTTCGTAAATTGCTCTTTCAATCATACGAAAATCTTCACGAAATTCACCAAAAATAGCTTCAACAACTTGGTTCTTTGTTCTCTTTACCGCTTCGTTAATATAGTCTAATTGTTCTTCATTCAGCAAACAAGTATTACCAAGCTTTACTTCAATTCTATATACTTTTTGTATGTAATCATTAGTTGAATAGTCTGAATAGTCAGATTTAATATCTACAGTTTCATGGAACAAAGGAGTACCAAATCGTTTATTTAAAACTCTCCTTTCACCTGTATCAAAATACATAATAGCATCAACAATTTTTGACATTTATAGTCTCCTATTTTTATTCTTTCACACCGAAAAATTTTCTTAGTCTATCCGAATACTCAGAAGCGGGAATTCTTCTATCTGAAAAATCAGACACCTTAGCAGAGCATTCGTTGATTGTGGTTTTTAGAATTGGAAGAATTCTATCAACGATCACCTGTCTAGTGTGAGTTACAACCGAAGAGTTAGATTTTCCCTCAACCCTATCCCAAATGTCAAGGACTTTTTTTCTAAGGTCTTCATCTGTCTCATTTTTCTGCACATGAACAGAAAATGATTGATACACCTCAAGTCTATCGGCAGCTTCTTCCAATAAATCCGAAATTCTATCAGGCTTTCCTTCCTGAACCGATTTTCGGTCTTTAATAGATCTTCGAATTTCAGCCCTCTTTCTAAGCCTGTGTATCAAATCATTATCATACGCTTCCATCATAATCTCTTTTTATAAGGTTTGCGATTTTAAGTTGCTTGTATTCATCTCCAAAAGACATATTCTCATAATAAAGCTCAATCAGTCCTTTTCTGAAAAGAGTTTCCAGAGTTAGGAATCCAAGAAAAATATTAAGCCTATTAGCCGCCTGTTCATCTGAAGCCGAAAACTCAAGACCTTCGGCATTACACAACATCTCAGAGATGATAACAAGTTCGGAAAAATCACTACTATTCTGATTTTTCGTCAGATTCATCAAATGACTGATGTCTTCCTCAGACAGTTGTTTAATGTATTCAGAAGTAAGGACATAACCCTGATTCTTGATCTTTTTTGCAAGATTTGTAGTAGATTCAAGACACCATTTTGCGTTTATCACATTATCATACTGAATTGTGAAATTTGTGTAATCATTATTCATCTACATACTCCTTGTATTGGGTTTTTGGTATGTAAGGGAAAGTTACTGGAACTTGACTTTCTTTTGAAGTGAAATGTGATTTGTAAGGAACTCCATTTTCGTCTTTACACCATTCATAAAAAACAATACCTTCAATATCATATGCCTGCCCGTTAAATCGGCCAGTTTGCTTAAATACGCGACTGCATCGTTTGTTTTGAAATACACCATCTGCAACATTAACCCATTCCCAATCTTCGCCTGTGAGGGGAACGATAGGCTCAAAACTCGCAAGTGTTTTAAAAAGATTAATAGCGTAAGATGCTGTAGTGCCTGAATGCCCCTGTATCGAAAAGGCTACCAAAAGATCGAGAACATCATCACAAATCATTTTTTGCATATCGTCTTTAAATTCATCATCATCATCGGTCCACCCAGCAGCGCGAAATTCGGCTCTTGCGTGTCTTATGAGACTACTGTTTTGTTCTTCAAAGTTCATTTTCTATTTCCTTTCCACAATGAGGACATTTTTTAGCATGTTCTTTTTTCACTTCTTTAACAGTCTTTTTCAGTTTTTTGATTTCTGCAAAAAGGTGTTTAAGAAGTTTCCTATTTCTATCATTTTTGTTTTTCTGTAATTCCTCTTTTATTCTCTTTTTAATGTAGTCAACTCTTTTCTCAAATACGGGTATATAGTTTGATAAAGAATTTTTCACAGTTGTTCCAAACTAGCTTCTTTATAGCCTTTACTCAGAAACTTAGCTCGTCTCCATTCTTTGATTTGTTCTTCTGGTTTATTTGGAACAAGAAGTTTTTCCTTCATACACCTAAATTGTAAAGGTGAGATAAAAAGCTTATCTTCCATGATGTCATAATGGCTTGTACAATGAACATAGTCGAATGTCTTCTTAATTTCTTCAATTGCTCCTGAGTGAATTAATACGAAAGAAATATCATCTGTCATAGTAATAGCATTTGGATTTTTTGCATTAACATCGTCAGAATAATGATTCTCTTCTATTTTAACTAAATGATAAAATTTATCATTAGTTCGTTTAACCAACAAATCTCTATAGGGAGTATCACTGAAGTAGAGATCCCAATCTTTAGGAGTTGTATTTTGAATAATAGAAGATATAGCACCACCACTCAGATAAATTTTAGTTTTATTCAATACTGCGTTATAAAGTTTCATCTCTGAAAAATATTCTTTTTCAAAAAGAACTTCCTTAGAAACTTTTTCTTTAATTATCTCTTTTGTTTCTAAAATTATTTTTTTCTCGGTTTCACTAAACATAATAAAAAAATCCTCCTTTGTTGACCTATGGAGGATTCTATCACAGAGGCCCATTCATTTGGGCAAACTTTTTAGAATTTAGTCAAGTCTTCGGTCGGATCTTGTTCGATGACGTAGTTCACAAAATCTACAGCAGAAGGTTCATTTGAAAAAAATCTTATTATTGTCTGACCAGTGTAAATTGATATAAAAAAGATTAGAATGTCATCCTGAAAAAGTGAAAATTTTATATACCAACCATTTTTCACGACTGGTTTCCAAGTTTTGACTTTCTTTTGAATTTTTGTGTATTTTCTACTTTGCATATGGGTATGTATGCAAGGTAAAGTTTTGTTTAGTTGTTTTACCTCTTTTCATAGAAACCTCTCCCGTTCAAATAAAAAGGCAACCCTCTTTCAAAGATTGCCTTTTGTCTTAATTAGATCAATCTAATTATATTTAGATATCATGACCAATCAGAACGTCTAGTATTTCTGTATTCCTTTATAACTTCCATAATAAAATTAAATAGAGTCATCACAAAATACCTTTAGATTTTAGAATTTCCATTCGTCTTTTTAGATCTACAATATCTATAGATTTATCCAAATAATCCTTCACGACTCTTTCAACACCGTTTACTCTTGATGGTTTTAAAAAAAGAGTTTTAAATTTATTAAATAGAGTTCTCATGATTAAAATTTCAAGATAGATTTAGAGTAAGATAAGTATTCATCAAATAACTGCATATTGTCTTTGATGAATTTAGTTTGTGTTTCAATGCCTTTTTTGGCGATCTTCTGAAATTCTTTATCATTAACAAGATATTCCAATGAATCGAGTTTGGTGTTCTGAATTTGGTCAACCCAATAGTTAATAAAGTAAGTTGGGGAAAAGATAGACTGTTGCATTATTGCCTCCAATAGTTGTTCGTATACCTTTATTTATAAGTTTTTATGCTGCGACCGCAAATAAATACAAAGAAAAGGAGCAAAGATGTATGCAAGAATCAAAAGCCCTACCCTATGTCTACAAGTGTGTTGAGAAAAAAACAGGAAGGTTCTATATAGGATATAGATATAAAAATTATCTCCCGGCAACAGAAGATTTCGGTAAACTATACTTCACATCAAACGAATACGTCAAAAACAATTTCGAAAAGTTTAAATATGAAATACTAGGCGAATTTGAAACTAAAAAAGAAGCCTTTGAATACGAGAAAAAAATGATAAATGAAACTAAAAGTGATCTACAAATAAATTCTTTCAAACACAAAAAAGAAAAGGTTAGAGAGAAAAAGCCAGTAGAAATAAATCTATATTGTAAACTGGAAGGGTGTGGAAGATATATTAATTCTTCTATTACAAAGTTTTGCTGTAGAACTCATGCAAACATATATTCAGCAAAGTCTAGAGTACATCATTCTAAAACCGATTAATCACATGAGATTTGTGTATCCTAGCAGAAACCCATGAATTATAGTAATCGTTAGAAAGAAGACATTCACGATTAAAAATCTCAAAGGTTTCTTTATAGGAACATTCAGCTTTTGATTTGCAAAGATGGAGAATCTCTCTCCTGAAAAGAGATTCTCCAAAAAGCTTAACTTCGTTTTTTAATTCTTCATTAGAACCATAGTATGAAGCCCAATCAGAAACTTTTCTTATTTTTTTCTTCTTACCTTTAACTGTTTTATAACCAGCTTTGGTGAAAAGTTTCTTCCCAATATATTTTCTACCACTTTGAAGATTTGTTATTAGATAAACAAATCCAACATAACCTTCTGTTTGTTCCTCTGAAAGTTCTTTATTTTGATAGAACCACATTAAGTTTTACTTTTACTCCACACATCGTCCCAAGATCCGCTAAGTGCTCCCTTTGCATAATCAGTAACTCGGTTTTCAAAGAAATTACCATGCACAGGAGAATTGACCATTTCTTCGACCCAAGGAAGAGGATTAGTCTTAACTTTAAAAATACCTTTCAAACCAAGACTAATCAATCGTCTGTCAGCAATATATCTGATGTACTTCTTTACATCTTCTTTGGATAGATTTTTTTGATCACCCATTTCGAAAGCCAAATCAATAAATTTATCCTCCAATTTTACCATCTCTTCGGCTATGATATAGAGTTGAGATTTCAATTGGTCATTCCAAATTTCTTTATTCTCTTCGATGTATGTTCGGAAAAGTTTAATCATCGACACTGCGTGAATAGTTTCGTCAACAATCGACCAAGTGATATATTGCCCCATAGCTTTCATCAGGCCATTTCTAGGAAAATTGAGAAGCATAATAAAAGAACTAAAGAGTTGCATACCTTCAGTAAAAGCAGAAAACACAGCAATATGTTTAGCTGTATCTTCCTTTGTGGTGTTTTCCTCTGAGATGCTTGTAACATACTCATGCTTATGCTTCATGGCTTCATATTCGACAAATTGATTGTACATAGTGTCGGGTAATCCGAGAGTTTCAATCAGATGCGAATAAGCAGCAATATGTAAAGCTTCTCTAGCAGCAAATCCGAGAAGCATCATACGAACTTCTGGTTGTTTGAAGTGGGGGAGATAATTCTTTACATATCCCCCGGCAACGTCAATGTCGCCTTGAGTAAAGAAACGGAAAATATGAGTCAGAAACTGTTTTTCTTCTTTAGTTAATCTATTCTTCCAGTCTTTGATATCTTCCAACATAGGAATTTCTGTGTGTAGCCAATGAATCTGCTCATGTTTCAACCATGCTTCATATGCCCACGGATAACTGAATGGTCTAAATTCCATTCTTTCATCCATCAAATTTAAATTTTTCTTTCTAGTCATATATCTGTTCTCTTTACAAGTTATAAGTGTGTTTCGTGAAATAATATGTTGCAATGATGATGAAGTATATAGCGGCCCATCTAGCGGATTGGTGTCTCCACATAGTCGATCCAAATAACATACCAATCATGAATGACAATAAATTTAAATCTTTTGGGTATAACGAAAAAAATGCAAATGTATCCAAAAAGTCCATATTATAAACCTCTATTTTCAATTTAAATTACTGACAGGCTAAACATTCGTCGCCGTCAGCAATGGATTTCATATCCAATTCTTCAATAATTTTTCTTTCTATTTTTCTAGAAATTTTATCTGCTTTAGCTAACTTTTCGCTTCGGCAATAGTAGAGAGTCTTCAAGCCCCTTTTCCATGCCAAGAAATGACAGGCATGAAGATAGGAAACATTCGCATCAGGTCTAAAAAACAAATTAATAGACTGAGCTTGATCAATGTATTCTTGTCTATCAGCAGCGTGTTCTACAACCCATCGCTGATCGATTTCCATGGAGGTTTTAAAAACATCTTTAGTGTATTCGTCAAGAAAATCCAAATGCTGTACAGAGCCATCATTCGCGATAATCGACGACCAAACTTCATCATACCATCGTACACCTTTTTCTTCGGCTTTTTTTGTAATAATGGCATCCAAATACTTATTTTTATTCAAGTAAAAACCCGAAAGAGTGTCTTGACGATAAGCATTGGCGCGATAAGGTTCAACAGAAGGAGAAGTATTGCCCATGATAATACTACTTGATGCGTTAGGTGCTATCGCCGTAAGATGGGAAAAACGTCTACCAGAGAATTCTTGTTTAGTGACTTTTACTACATTTACCTCGTTTAGAATATCCCCTTCAATCACGGAAAAAGCGCGGATATCAATTTTTTCACCGTCTCTAATAATAGAAATAATATCAGAAGAATTATACTTAAAGGTATCACCAGAACCATTCTCGATAATAATATCACTTTGTATATCCGGCGCTTCACCTCTTTCCAATCCCAATTTTCTATTAGCTTCATCTAATGCCTTTCTAATATTTTTGAATATTTTCATATTTATAGATTTGGCGATAGCAGATTCAAATGGCACACCTTTTTTCTGAAGGTATGCATGAAACCCTAAAGCACCGATTCCAATACTTCTTTCTCTATATGCGGAATACTTTGCTCTTTGAATAGTGTCTGGAGCATTATTGATGAAATACTCAAGAACGTTGTCCAACATCTCTGCTATGTCTTGTAGGAATAGGGGATTGTCTTTCCATTCATCGTAATACTCAATATTCACTGAAGACAAACAACAAACCGCTGTTCTATATTTGTCTGTGGGAAGAACGATCTCAGAACAAAGATTCGATTGTTTAACCGACAATCCTAATTTTTTCTGAAATTCAGGCAAATATTTATTGCTTGTATCAATAAAATGAAGATAAGGCTCTCCTGTTTGAATTCGAATTTCTAGAATTCTTTGCCAAAGTTCCCTTGCAGAAACAGTATCCTTGATTACACCGGAATGTGGATCTCTCAAATGCCAAGAATCATCTGCTTGTGGATCTCTCATACAATTTTCAATAATCTGCATAAAATCGTCTGTAATGTTGATTCCATGATGCAGATTCAAAGCTTTCATGTTTTGGTCGCCAGTTGGTTTACGCATATCAAGAAAGATTTCGATATCAGGATGACTAATATCAAGATATGCTGCATAAGAACCCCTACGAGTAGTCCCCTGTCTATATGCCAAAGAAGAAGCATCGTAAGTTTTCAGATGGGGCATTACACCTACCGATTTTTCATCAGATGAACGAATACCGACTCCAATTCCAATCCCACCACCCAACATCGAAAGCCAATTTACTTCGGAAAGAGTGTCGACAAGACCCTCTGCGGAATCATCAAGATAAGGCAAGAAACAACTAATAGGCATCCCACGCTTAGTGCGACCAAAAGAAAGAATAGGAGTAGAATAAGAAAGCCAATGCTTGCTGCTATATTCATACAATCTTTGAGCATGTTCAGAATTACTTGAGAATTTATTTGAAACATACGCAAACCTTTCTTGAGGAGATTTTTCTTCTTCTCTCATATAACTTTCTTTAAGTCTTTTTATACCCAATTCATCAAATAAACTGTCTCTTGAGTAATCTATCTTAATATTGTGTGGTGTATCCATTAATTTTTTCTCCGTTTTATTCTTTTGATACAAATTCATCTGCCATTGGGAAAACTTCAGAAATAACTTTAGCACAAGCTAAGGCTACTTCTTTATGTTCTTTCTGAGTTCCATTCCCGCTTCTCAGTTCGATAAAATGAATCCATGAGCGAAGTGTTCCGTTCACATATAGGCGAGATACAATATTACCTTCGGGTAATACTGATCTAGCTTGTTCCTTTGCAATTCCATTTGCGATAGCCCACGAATAAATCTCATTTGCGTGGACAATAAGTTCTTTCTGTTTATTCATCCATTCTTCTTCAATCATAGCATGACCCAAAGTGCCATTTTTTTCTACGCTGTTCTGTCGATTTTTTGGGTCTTGAAATCTACACTCTCTTAGAATGAAAGAAAGATCTTTTGTTGGGTCTGCATATCTTTGACTGTATTCTTGAAAAGAAAACGAACGATGCCTCAAAATTTGACGAGCGATATCTCTTGTCGTTTCAATCTCAAGACACAGGCTTACCATTTCAAGTGGACTCCAATGCTTATTACTAACCAAGTAACGAATTAGTTTTTCTGCCGTATCCTTGTTTCCTTGATTTTTTGGATTAGAAACTCTAGCACAGTAACTAATCAAATCCGTCATTGTGGACAAGTTAGTTTCGTCATAAAATTTCTTATAAGGCTGTGAATAACTAATTATATCAACTTTCATATTAAATCCTTTTCCATAAATTAAATTTCATTGCTGCGGTTATTCCGTTGAAAGTATTCTTACTTATAATTGTTTGAATGTCCTCTTTTGTCTTACCGGACATAACCATTTCATTAATGTCTTTTCCTTCAATGTCATTAGGCCAAATGACAATATCATATCCTTTATTTACTGCATTTTCCATAATTTTTAAAAGTTCTTTGTTTCTAGGCTGATTATCAAAAATCAAAACAGAATCCGAAGTTTTAAGAAGTTCCTTGGTGTTGATGAGATCAGAATCACATGAAGCTACACAATTATCTAAAAACAAACTATCAATAGGACCTTCAACGATAAAAACCTTCTTGGAAAGATCAACCCTGTCCAAACCATAAATCAGCTTCTTCTTTGACTCATTGGTTCTCATGGTCATATATCGAAGTTTGTAGTCTCCATTTTCAAGAGACCTACCTGACACAGCATCTAAATCACCATATTCGTCATAAAAAGGAATAACTAGTCTAGCGTCTTTAGGAATAAACTCTTTCCCATGATCAGGAACTAAACTTTCAATGAATTTTTCATAATTAGAAGTGAACAGAAATTTATTATAATGTTCAGCAGGAATTTTTCTCGCTTTAACATACTCTAAACAAAAATGACCTGTGGGAAGTTTATCTACCCATTCGGCATCTTCGAAATATTTCTTTTTCTCGACCGTATCAAATTTAGGTTTTGATAGCTGTACTTTCTGTAGATTTTCGTTTACGGTATTAATTTTTCCAGATTTATATCTTTCGAAAACATACTCTTTGTGTAGGTATGGATCGATAGTTTTAATGAAGTTTCCGAAATTTAGACTTGCTCCACAGTTATGACACCTGTAGAACAATTCGTTTGTCTTAGAATATGCATAGCCTCTGGCTTTTGTCATATTCTTCTTTGAGTCGCCACAGATCGGGCAAGAAAAATTATAAAGCCCTTCTTTCTTCTGTTTGAAATTTCTCAAACGAGTCGAAAGGAGTCGAATATATTTTGTGTCAATCGATAAAGTCATAATATAGAAAAGAGTTTGGGGAAGCTATAGTCTACTACAGCATCCCCAATAAGGCAATATTAGCTAAAAAGTTTGCCCAAAAACTCTAAGTTGACATGAGAAAAAACCCAAGTTAAGACAATAAGAGCACCGACTATCATCCACTTCCATTCAAGAATCTTTTTGAGTTCTTGATCTTCTTTCTTATTGTGTTCTGCTATATCCTCACGGAGATTTTTTATCTCTTCCATAATTTCTTTTTTAGTGTCATTCACTTTTTCTGAAAGTTCTCTACTTATCGTAGTTATTCTGGAATGAAGTTCTTTCACATCAGCATCCTTTTCTTCTTCTCTTTTTCTCATGTCCGTGTATATTTGTTCGACAATCTTATCTTGATTGTCAGTAAGTTTTTCAATAACTTTATCCATTTTATCGCAAAGAATGATGATAGAATTAACCT